ATCGCCTTGATACAATTGCTTCATTGATTGAAAAAGTGAATCTGACTGGAAACACTCTCGTACTCGTTGACCGAGTGAATGCAGGAAAAGAAATCGTAAGCAGATTAGGAACCAATGCTGTGTTTGTTAACGGCGGTACTAGTCTATCAGATAGAAAGGATGAGTATGATGAGGTTGCCACAAGTGACGATAAAATTATTGTCGCAACGTACGGCGTTGCGGCTGTCGGTATTAATATTCCTAGGATCTTTAATCTGGTTCTTATTGAGCCTGGCAAATCGTTTGTACGAGTTATTCAGTCAATAGGCAGAGGAATTCGTAAAGCAGAAGACAAAGAGCATGTTCAAATTTGGGACGTTACAAGTTCTTGTAAGTTCGCAAAGCGACACTTGACACAGCGCAAGCAGTTCTATAAAGAAGCCAACTATCCTTTCAGTATAGAGAAATTGGACTATTAATAACTTGACATATACAACAAAGATTGATAGAATAACACTATGAGAATACTTACCCTTGAAAACGAGTTTTATAATCTGGAAACAATGCCAGAAGAAATTGATGATTTGCGCTTTGCGATTCTAGACAATTCTAATCCGCAGAACGTAGATTATCATTTTATACCCCTTATTTTTCTTGAATCCTTTAACAGTCCTGCACTTGTGCTTAGAATAGCTGATAAAGTAATCAAGATGCCCATTGACTGGCAAATATTGATCGGAGAACAAGATCATGGCGACTTAGAATCACTGCCTCTATCAAGTTTGAATGACAGAGGATTCAATGCATTTCAATTTAATCCATTGACTTCGTTTAGTCCAAGCTTTCTTCCTATTGAAATCTTAGACATTTATCCGGATGTCACATGGTATTCCCCTAGACTTAGGAACGGACAATTTTTGAGTGTTCCTATTGATGAAACAGATAAGCCAAGATGCATATATTTTGTCAAAGAAGTCAGTAGGAATTGTGAAGTAGTAGATTACAGTCAGGTATTTTAAGGAGAGTATAATGGTACTTATTGAACAGGTTAAAACTTTTAAGAAAACAAACACCGGAGACGTTATGGGTGTGATCCGAACATTGTTTCCAAACATTGAAATTGAAACTATTCTCTCTAAGAAAAAGAAAAAGAAGGTATGATTAAATTACAAGGCATCTTAGCCGTAATTTTGTTTTGGGTAGTAACCATAATGCTATCACCTATCATCATACTATTCGGAGTTATATTTGTCGTGGGTATCACTGCACTGGTTATCAGTGGTATAGTATACGACATTACTACTAGTTATTTGAAGGAAAAAAGACAATGAAATACAGAATTGAAATCAGTGGTCGAGGTGGTGAAGTCGCCATCGGAACCGTAAATCGTGAATTCTATGACTTGTTTGAAGACAACGATGATGTTGAGTTTGATGACTATGCATGGAATTGGGATTTCTTTGAAGAAAATGAAATGGAAATTCCCGAAGACATTCGCCCCTTTGAACCCGGCGAGTGGCATGAATGTGATAATCTTGCTCATCACACTGGTTCTTCACTTGAAGATTGTTACATTACTGTGCTAGATGAAAGCGGAACGGTAATATATGATGCACTAACTGCTGGTCAGTTTTTTGAGTTAGGTGCTGACATGGAGCAAACCGAAGAGATTTTCCCTCAAGAAGAATTGGACGACGGTGATGTGTACTTCATTGGTCAAAGCTTTGAGAAGGGGCACTTTCTCACAGTTGAATGTGAAGATGAAGTGTTTGATCCTAAGAAGTTGATTCTCAATACCGGTGATTACGATGGTTGGGAACTTGTGACAGGATTGACTTATGCCGGAGAATCACTTGACGATTTAGGTGACATGTCAACTAGTGGCAAGGGTTCTGAATTCCAGCTTATTCTTGTAGAGAAAGATTATTAATGCAAACCTTGGGTCAAGCAAAGTATAATAGAACGATTGCAGGCATTCCGCCCAGTCAAACTGTATTTAGGCTTGACTCTGCTAGAAATCGCAAGGTAAGAAAAGAGAAGGAAAAGAAGATGGGTTGGTTAAAACGTAAGTTTGCAAAGTGGGTCCGCGAAGCTTGGGAAAATTCTCGTGACGAAGATAAAACATATGCAGTAGACTCCGTTCGTCCGTATAATGGGATTGATGCAAGCAAGAGCATTCGCTTCACTATCTATCCGGCATCTGGAGGCTACGTGATTGAACATTACAAAAATGAACGTATGCGAGAAAACGATGGGCCAACATTGACTATTGTTAATAATGGTGACAGCATTGGTCAGGCTATTGAACACGCTATTGCAATTGAGTCGTTGAAGGCATAATGGCTAAAGAGAAACTATCAGCAGACGAAAAGTTTGAAAAGATTGAATTCGATCTTTTCGAAGCCATTGCGGCGATTGACAAGAAGGACTATTCGTATTATGATAGATTGACTCCTGAGCAACAGCGCAAGTTTGTGCCGTTTATGATGCTGCATTGGATTAGTGCGATTAAGGGCAGCAGTGACTTACAGGGCTATTATTTGCGAAGCGTTGACTATCACGCAAACAAGTATATGTTCAACGAGAGCGTACAGAAGAATCCTAAGCTACAATGGCTGATGTTATGTGCTGCAAGCCCGGGTATCGGTAAGCAGTTTCATCAATGGATTCCCCATATGAAGGAACGTGTTGCTAAACTAAAAGAAAAGCCAAAAGCAAAAGAGATTAAGGATTACTTTAAAAAGATATATCCTAAATCAAGCGATAGTGATTTGAATACAATCACTGATGTTTTTATTGACAGTCATCGTAAAAAGATGTATATTGCTAATAAATTCCCTGAGTTAAAATTTGATGAAATCGAGTTGTTAAGTGAGCTTATTACAGATAAAGACATTGAAGAATACGAAAAAGAATTCGGTAACTAAATCCGAGTTCTCGTGCGAATTTTGTAATCGTAGTTTTCAGCGTGAGACTACGATGATTAAGCACCTGTGCGAAAACAAACGCAGATGGCAAGACAAAGATCAGCCGGGCAATCGCATCGGCTTCCAATCTTGGTTAAACTTCTATACTAAGAATACAGGCACTAAAAAGAAGAAAACATACACAGACTTTACAAAGAGTGCGTATTACATTGCCTTCGTAAAATTTGGTCATTACTGCGTTGACCTCAAGTGCATCAATGTTACTCGTTATGCTGACTGGTTATTGAAGAATCAGATAAAGATTGATAGCTGGTGCAGTGATAAAAACTATACAAGTTTCTTGATTGAATATCTCCGAACAGAAGACCACATGGATGCGATTGCTCGTAGTATTGAAACTACTATCGATATGAGCAAGGAAGCAGGAATCGCAACGAAAGACTGCCTGCGTTACGCTAACAAGAATAGAATAGCATATGCAATTACTACTGGTAAGATTAGTCCATGGATGTTGTATCAGAGCGAGAGTGGAGTTAAGTTCTTAGAAGAACTTGACGAAAGCCAGCAGAAGATGATTATTGACTACATCAATCCAGAACAGTGGGCTATCAAGTTTAGACGTAATACTGAAATGGTGACACAGGTTAAAGAATTGCTTAACCAAGCAGGCTATTAATGAACAAGTACTTTCATATGGATGTTAAACTGTTTGATACGTGGACTGACCAGCTGATTGATAAGTCCTACGATTACAGGCAGATTGGTATTTCAAATGAGTATTGCAACCAAATCTCTGAGCCAGAATATGGTCTACGATTGATAGATTGGCAGGATAAAGCATTTGAAGTGATAGATGAGAACAAGTATCTATTTTTCTTGTTGAGATACCGATGAGGTTTAGCGTCTCTCCGCAGCATATGAAACCATTTGTCATTGTTGTTGACTACAAGTTTTATGTTGAGAATGAGAAAGAGATTAATGAGTGGGCTAATCAATGTACTCCGGGCTGGGCATTGACAGGCATGGTACTAGAGTTCAAGAATGAACAAGATAGGCTAGCATTTTTATTAAGGTGGGACTGATGTATACTCTTTGTATAAACGATAAGAACAATCAGACTCAACCGTGGTGGTTTAACTTTTTGTTTAGTCTACATGATACTGATGTGAAAACAGGATTAAAAAAGTGGGGCGGAAGAATTGATTATGATAGAAATGGATACAGTGATACTATCATATTCGACCGAGAAGAAGACATAGCATGGTTTATATTAAAATGGACATGATTAAGGAACGCTATGATGAACATATGTGATATTGCATTGGTTATAAAAAACCATCTAAACGATGATGAATGCCAGCAGCTAATAACAGAATACGAACGTAAAAAAATTACTGCTAAGCAAGAACAGTCGTTTCATGCATATGAAGAAAAAACTACAACAAGTACCTTTAAGACTGTAACCATAAAAGAGACTAGCCAACACTATGACTTGATAAAAAACAAGACAGAAAATGCATTGAAACTCTGGCTAGACTACTTACAGAGTAAAAATATGTTCAGCATTGCTATATTGCGGAATAATTTGCGTCACACATATGCTGATTTCAGGATATTAAAATATGATGTTGGTAGCTTCATACACCCGCATACAGACTGGAATCACTTCAACTATGCTAGCGTTTCGCTAAACCTAAACGATGAATACACTGGCGGCGAATTTGTTTTTATGAATGGGGAACGGGTAGTATCTCTAGAAAAGGGAGACGCACTAGTATTTCCAGCCGACTTTTATTGGGTTCACGAAACGAAACCTATTCTGTCCGGTACTAGATACACAGTTAATTCATTTATGTCAGCCGTTCATTCATCCTCACAGCAAAAATTAGCCGAAGAAGTTCATAAGGCCCAAAAAGAACATGACAGAATATTTAACCTGTAGGGCATAGGTGATGTGCAGGAACATGAAAAATGGACATGATTAAACAACTCAAAGAACGCTGGAAGGGTTACAAAGAGAAACGCTTTCTAGAAAACTATGGATGTAAGACTTGGCGTGAGTACGAACGCAAGTATGACCCTGATGTTGGACTTAGAGCAAGATGGGCGCATACCTTTTATCATGGATACCCTTGCGTACTTCCAATAGATCCTCAGAATTTTATTGACTGGGTGAGCGGCGGCAGGCATCCATACCATGAACTAGTTGACAAGATGATGGAATGGTGTGAACAGAATTGCAAAGGTAAGTGGCGCAATGATTGGCACCGAGGCTTTTGGGACCATCAAGGCAACTACGAGTTAAACAGCATCGGCGGCGGTGACATAATGTTCTTCGCATTCAAAGAAGAATCAGATTATGTTTGGTTTAATCTAACCTGGCAATGAATTATTATGATGAAAAGAATGGATGGGAACACACTAAGCCAGGTTGGCACGAAGTAATTATTCCAGCACGGCAATTTCGGCAGGCGGTGGAAGACCACACTGAAATGTTAACTTGGATATACGATAACATAGGGAAATGTGAACGTCATTGTAGATGGAAGTTTGATGTTGATAGTTTAAGATACAAGTTTAGATATGAGAGAGATTATATATGGTTCAAGCTAACATGGGGCTAATGACAATGCAAGAAGATATTATTGATGTAGTCCCGCAGACTCAGAAGATTAAGAAGAAGATTGCGGTAGATGGTGTATGGGAAGACAGAACTTTCATTCGCATCCCCATCGGTCCAGAGCGCATGGGCCCAAGTGAATTAGAGGTATGGTGCCGCAAAAAATTAGGTGGCCCTAAATATTTAGGTGAGTGGTTCAAGGTATCGGGATATATAGTGCTTGACGAAAAAACATACATGTTTTGGAAGTTGTGCGAATGAGTATTGAGGGACTAGAACTTAAGTTTACTAAGCTAGATGGAAGGCATCGCGGGCACAATGAGTTTACTCATTATGTTAGTGTGTTAGAAAAACCCACTAGCAGGTATTATCAACCAATTAAGTATTCTGTCGCAGGGTTTTTTGCACTAAGATCACTGTGTTTAGAAACATGGGGACTTTCATGTGAACGAGAACTATATCTACAGTTAAAACCTAAAGTCGCTAATAGTATGTTAGATGTGCCTCTCAATAATCATTGGGTATGGCATACTGATCTAAATAACAATCAGTATAGAATATATCTAAAGAGTGATAAAGAAAGAGCTTGGTTGTTATTAAAATGGTAAATGAATTAACTGATGGCGAAGGTTATCTATTCGTTGAGAACATTATCCCTGCCGATTTAATTGACAGCATCAACAGTAAGTTAGATACCCTGTATCCTGTTAGGGCAGTTAGTACTGATAGACAATACGCAGAACGAGATAAGATAAAAGATCTACCGGATATAAATGTTTGGTGGAGTCAAATGGTTATGGATTGGCCAGAAGTACAATCTATTAACGAACTTCTTATCTCCAAAATTAATCTAGAACTTAATGATGCATTGTTCTATGCTAGTGATGTTGTAACTATCAACGGTGATAGTAAATGGATAAATCCACATGTTGATACTCCTCATAGATTTAAGCAATGGAATGAAGACGAAAGGCTATTAGGAGTACAGTGTATCGTTGCATTACAAGACACTACCTCGGATCAAGGCTCAACTGGTTTTGTTCCTAGAAGTCACATACAAGATTGGGATATTGATATGTGCTACAGTGGTGCATATAACAAGTATTTCTACAGTCTGTCCGAACAGCGGCACATGACCAAAGGCAGTGTCTTGATATACAATGCTAGGCTGCTACATTCTAGTATGCCCAATTATTTACCCGAACCGCGACCTATGCTATTGCTTAATTACCTAAACGGTGCTATAGTAGAAGATGTAAAGAAGATAGACAACATTTGGAGTTCTAATGGCTAATCATATTATGATCGATATGGAAACACTCAGTACCGACGTTTCCACAGTAATACTTACAATTGGTGCTGTGCGTTTTGA